GAGAGACTTAATCATATGTGAAACTCTTTCAAGATTAATAGTAGGACCATCTGGGTGTCCCAGTTCGCCATATGCTCTATTAGTCTTAATAAATTCTTCGTTGTATCTTTCAGCCTCTTTGTCGAGTACTGCCATTGGATAGTTTCTTCCGTTTCTATTTACAAGGTCGCCTTGTAGGAAGATGCCTTCGATGAAATAGTTTTTACCACCATCTTCTTTAGCTTCTACTATCGGGGAAACGTTTTCGAAATTTTGTTCTGATATTAACTTCATGTTATCCCTCTAATGATACACCAACACCTAGAACTCCAGCATTAGCTGCAAAGATCTGGTCTGTTGGATTCTTTTTAAGGTACACTGTCTCGCCAACCGCTATTGTGATTGTTCCGATGTCAGTACCATCTGTTTGTTCTAGTGTTACTAGATGTGCAGCAACGCCAGTGTTAATTAATCTAACACACGTTGCGCTTCCGAATGTTGAAGCTGCACCTGTAGTTGTTGCGCAGGCTGCTTCGGTTCCTTTGAGTTTGATTATTGACATTACTCTACCAACCCTTCAAGCTCTTCTGCAATATCAATTGCAAAGCTGATAGCTGCTTCTGGGTTTTCTTCTAGCATGTTTTCAAATTGCTCGAGGTTGTCTTCTGTTAAATTATCTTTAACAAATGCGACAGCTGCTTCATAGACTTCTACGTCCATACCATCTTTATACGATGCAGCTTTTGAGTGATCTTTATTAATTGCTCCACCTTTAAAGACAGCATCTTGCTCTGCTTCGTTTTTAAATGCAGGGTGAAGTTTTTGCTGTACTACATCTACATGCTTGCCGACAAAGTCTCTTTCAGCTTTTGACTTAGGTTTTGAGTAATCGGCCTCGACACCAGATTGTAGTTCTGGATCAGGTACGATATCAATCTTTTTAAGCTCTGCGATCTGTCTTAGTGATTTCATTTAGTCCTCGTTATCTTCTTCTGTCTCTTCAGAAGGGTTGTCGTCCTCTGGCTCTGCAACAACTTCTTGGTCTGCCTCGTAAGTATCTTCTTCATCTTCTGAAGTTTCTACTTCGTCTGCATCTTCATATGAATCATCTTCTGAATCTATTTCTGGATCCAAGTCAATGTCATCTGAATCAGGAAGCTCTTGCCCCATCATGCCGTTACTGATAACATCTTTTGCTTGCTGTACATAGTCAGCAGCTCTGTCTGCCATCTCATCAGAGAAAATCTCTGCGGCTTTATTTGGCTTATCATCTACTGCCAAACCTACCATTTTTAAAACTGGTTCTGTCATAATATCTCCATCTATATTTATAATCTAAAAGTTCTAGTCTTGCGGTGCTTGTGGAAAACCACCGTCTTCACCATCAGTTTGCACGCCATATTGGTCCATATTCTCTTGTTCACCTTCGGTATCGGCCAACATTTCCGCATGCATGTCTTCAATTTCCCTGTCAGTTTGTCTAAGAACATTCTTCTTGACCCACTGAGTACTAAAGTATTTACCTAAGTAAGGATCCACGTCATTGATTGTTGAGAGTCTTTCTCTCATAATTTCTATCTCTTTGAGCTCTGCGAAATGATTGTCTGTAATGTAATCAAATCTCATCTCTCTTCTTAAAGCAGGCCAATCCTCAGCAGCAATAACGCCTTTGAGGATCAGTTGTTTCTCTAAAGCTGCTTCAAAGATTTTTGAGAACTTGAGTCTAAGTCTTCCAATAAACTTCTGGAACTTAATCTCGTCTCTGCTGATCTCTGATGCTCGTCCTAGAGAGAAGCCTGTCTCTGGTTCTAATCTTGATACTGGGACATTTAATGATCGGTATAATTTCTTTTGGAAGTACAATACATCATCCATCTCTCCTAAGTTCTGGCCTGGAGGTAATGTTGTGATCTCTGTACCCTTTCCACCCTCTCTTCGAGGCAACCAATAGTCTTCAAGCATAGTCATGAACTTTCTATCATCTTTTATTTCACCAGTAGTGGCGTCATAGATAGTTCTGTTTTTATGTTTGGCCATCATGTCTAAGATATTGTTCTGCTTTTAACTTAGGCAGATTCCCTACGTCAATATAAAAGATTCTTCTTTCTGGCGCTCTTGATATTCTATAGATTACTGTTGCGTCTTCTAAGATTCGTAACTGGTTAAGAG